TTAATAAATTTTCTAATATTTGTTTTGGACTTCCGTTACTTTCAAAAGTTCCATTAACTGTATATTTCTTTTCAGTACCACCACCAGATAAAGTTACATTTTCATCACATACATTAGCTGCAGTTGTAAATGAAGTGTCATCTATTTCATCTGTTGATGCATTAAATCCATAAATACTATCTGTTAAATAATCTCTAATAGCTAATGCAGGATTTGTTGAATATGCAGTTGAAGATGTTCTAGGGTCATATAATTTCTTGCCTTGAACTATAGCTGATATATTTGGTAATCCATTTGGAAATGCATCTGCATCAAACTCTAATCTTGCATAAACATAAGCAATCCCACTTAATTTATGATTGGTTGTCCATTTGCCATTACTATCTGCAATTAAATCTGTATCTGCTGATTGATCTGATGCACCTAAATGTTTATTAATTCTAATTAGATTTGCATATTGTGTTGGTGCAGTACAATTACCATTGCCATCTAAAGTAATTGCAACATCATTTATATATATTTGACCTATAGAATTAACTTCGTGTGTTGCCATTAAAATAATTAAATGAAGATATTTATCGTCATTTGTACTTTCAGCAAATCCTAAAACACCAGACACTCTTGTTTCACCATAAATAACTCGTCTAGCAACTGTTGGTTGCTTAATCATTTGTGTTCTGTTTTGTGATTGTGTTGAAAAGTCACTAAAACTAGGCAATTTAGCTTGTGGTGATAATGTTTGTAAAGCTGCAGTTGTGGCTGCAGTTATTACATATGCTTTTGCAAATAATGCTAAACTACTACCACCAGTTGCAGGAGCAAGAGCAACGGCAGCAACTGCTGCAACTAATGTTGCCGGATTTGATAATGCTTTAACGAAATTTTTAAAAAATCCCATTTATCTTCCCCATACAATCTCTTTATCTTGTAAATCAGCAATAAATTCTAATCCTTTATCATTTGGATAATCTATTTTTTGATCTTCAGATGTATATCTTCTTTCTCTACTTCTTTCTAAATCAATTAAGCGACTTTCAGCAGTTAAACCTATATTGGCAGTATCACCACTATCTTCAATGCCCATTGTATCCATACGACCACTAAACATTAAATAAGGATCGGCAACAACTGCACCATTAGCATCTAACAAACCTAAATATAATTTAGCAGGTCTGCCTTGATATGTTTCATTTAAAGCACTTGATATTAAATCAGATGGTATTCCAGATAATGTTATGTTTATTCCATTAGCTTGAATTTCAAATGTTTCACTTATTTGAGAAATACCCAAAAAATCGCCACCACCAATGAAAGTTGTGCCACCAAAAGTAATATTTCCATAACCTGTCCAAGCAACAAAATGACCTCCATCAAATGCTAAATCTACTGCAAAAAAAGGTGATAAATTATCACTTACTAATATATCATTTACTGCAGTTGTTAAACCTCTACTCATAACGCTTCTGCTGCTCCAAATGATAGCGAATATATGCCATCTGTACTTATTGCCCAATTATGTGTAGGTGTTGTTAATCTAAATAAACCAACTGCACTTGATACAACAACTGTTGCTCCATCAGATGGTGATGATCTTAAATTAGGATAAATTGTTAAAGCAACTTCACCAGAGCCATTGCTATTTGCATCATCTAAAACTTTATATATTCTTGCACTACTTGTAGAACCTAATTGAATATAATCACCTGCTTTTAAATAACCAGTTTGACTTGCTGGTACTCCATCAATATTTAAAGTATCTCCAGTTTGACTTGCTCCATTTACTACTGGTGTTCCTGCAGAACTAGATGCAGTTCCTCTAGGTGTTGCACTATTAGGATCACCTAATAAAAATGTTCCAAAACTACCATATAATTTAATAAAGAATGTGTTCCATACTTCTGCATCTGCTCTAGACATAGGTGGCAATGTTATATCAGCTTCAAATCTTTGACCTACATTTTTAAAAACTTGTTGCTCATATGTAAATGGTGATGCAGTTGTTCCTACTGAATTTCTAGCAATAAAATTAACAGATTGAACTCCTGTAACTGTTGGTAATGTTAATGGATATGTTATTGCCATCTTTTATGCTCCAAATGCTGATCCGAATTGTCCACCTCTACGTCTAGCATCATAAACTGCACCTTTTGCAGCTTCAGCTATTTGTGGCAACATTCCTAAAACTTCTGTTCTAACTGTTTGTGCAACTCCAGTACTTAGGTTAATTGTCTGGTTAACAACAACACCACCACCACCCATAGCATCATTTGGAACTATTGCACCATTTCTATTAGGAACAAATAACTCTGCACCTCTTTCACCTACAATATATGGTCTACCTCTTTGCACAGAACCACCTATTGCTCTTGCACCTACAACTGAACCACCCTCAACTCCACTACCAACTACAGGTGCGCCAAATGCTGATGAAATTCCTTTACTTATAACACCAAATAATTGATCTGTTATATACTTTTGGATTGCCATTCTAACTAAATCAGAAATTATTGAATTTGCCATATCTCTAAAAGCATCTTTAGCTTTTACAGTTCCTTGAATTAATCCCATTAAACTATCTGTCATTCTATCAGTTGCACTTTTAGCAACTCCAATAAATGCTTTTTCTGTATCATTTAAAACTGTTTTTAATGGTTTTAATTCTTCTTTTACTCTTTCAAATCCCTTTGCTCCTGCAGTAATAGTTATTCTTACTTTATTTGCTTCTTTTTCAACTTTATCAAATGCTGATGCTATATTTCTAAGGTTTTGTTCTACTTCTTTACCAAATCCAAATTTTTCTGCTGGGTCTAATCCAACTAAATTAGCTAGTTTATTATAACTAGTAACGAAAAAGTTAAGAAAATCTCTAGTTGCTTCTATAGCATTTGCAAATCCTAAAACAACTGCAACTGTTAAAAATTTAGCCAATCTAGCTAATGGTGGCAAAATAAAACTAGTGATTTTTTGTCCAAAACTTACAAAAGTTCTACCTAATTTATCAAATAAATCATTAGCATCTTCAACTGCTTTTGCATCTTTACTTGTTAATTGCAAGGTTACTGAATTAAATTCATCTCTTAACTTGTTCAATTCATTAGAGCCTGCTTGTAATGTATTAACTAAATTAACACCAGACCTACCAAATAAATCAAATGCAATTCTAACTTTATCTGCAGGGTCTTTTATTCCACTTAAACGATCAGAAACTTCATTTAATAATTCATTAGTTGGCTTTAATGCGCCATCTGTATTAGTTACACTTATTCCTAATGCTTCAAATGCCTTAACACCAACACCTAATCCAGTAGATGCTTCAGATATACTTCTAGAAAATCTAGTTAAACCTTTTTCTAATTCTTCAGAACTAGCACCAGTTTGACTTGCTGCAAATTGTAATGTTTGAATTTGATTAACTGTTAGACCTAAACGACTAGATGCTTTAGCTAGATTGTCAATTTGTGTTGCAAATTGTTTTAATGCAACTGTTGCACCTAAACCAATTAAGGCAGTTTTAACATTAGCAACTGATCTCCCAATTCTGCTTAATCCACCTCTAACACTTGCAAATGCTTGTCTTGTTTTGTCTACTGCTGATAAGGTAACTTTAAGATTTTGGTCTGCCATCTTCTACTGCCTTAAAATATGCTTGCCATTCATTTATATCTGATAAAGTTAAATGTTCAACTTCATCAACTGTTTTGTGTAAGCGATCTGCCAAAGCTAATAAATTGAACCTTAACAAATCGCTTTTTAGTTTTTTTCTTGTTCCTCTACAGAAACAATATCACCAAACATTTTTGCTGATAATTCTGCAATTATGTTTACTTTTTCACTCATTAAAAATGGTTTATCTGCTATTGTAAATGCTTTTTCACCATCTTTGGTTTCAGCTTTTTCAATTATCAAATCTACCATTCCATCTACAGTCATATCATTTAGAAAGTTTTTATGCTTTCTCTGCAACTTATTAATATCACCTGCAGTTATAGCACTAGCATATAAAATTAATGGAGAATTGTTTTCACCCCATTCTGGAACTTCAATAGTTCTTTTTTCTTTTATACGTCTAGATGCAATCTGTTCACCTAATGACATTCATCACCTCTAAACAGTTGCAGCAGTAAGCGCACCAGAACCTTGCAATGTAAAGGATGCCTCAACCATACCATCAAATGATGATGTAATTGTTCTGCCTGTTACGATTGCAGTTCCAGAATAATAAGTGTCACCACTTGTTGCACCCTCTGGATAGACTGCTAAAGTTACAGATGCACCAACTGCAAATGATACTTGACCATTTGTATCTGTTTCATCCCAGAATACATCTACAGAACCACTAAATGTTTTTAATCCTGTTAGATATGTTCTTGAAGTGTCACCCATTGTTGTATCTTCAATGGTATCTGCACTTTCTTCTAAACTAAAAGAACGAATTTCAGCGATAGCGTTAGCACCACTTTTAACTGTTCCCTCTGATCCTGCGTGTGTTGCCATTTTTATCTCCTTTTAAGCTGCAGTTTCTACGTCATTTTCTAAGGTTCTATAAATTACCTCAACTGTAAAGCGACCTATGGCAATAGGTTGTTCACCATCACCACTATAGTCACTTTCAAAAGATGTCACTTGTGTGTCTTTCGCAAGACTTCCAAACGTAACATCTGATGCAATAGCTTCTTCAACTTCTACTGCAATCGTGTCAAGTGTATTGTCATAGTTGCTTGTCGCTTTAACATATGATTCAACACCAATTTCTAAAACCCTATTTATTGATCTAGGTCTTGTTAATGTGTCAAAAGTTGTAACCTCTGACTTTGTAAATATACATAATCCCGGAAGATTATTACTTTCTAATGGATATATTCTTGATCTAAAAACATTTGTTCCTGTAGTTGTTAGATTAGTCAACCTTGTAACCATAGCATCTCTAATTTGATTTCTTAAATGTGCCACTAGTTTTTCTCTAATACAAAAGTTGTCATTCCAGTTCCATCATCTTGAACAATCCTAATTGTATAAGCTACACCTAAAATTGTTATAGCATCACCCTCTGTAGCACTAGAAACATCATCAGTTCTACATAAAAATCGAGGTTGCTGAATTGCAACTCCCACACTACCACCTGCATCAACCTCTATAAATTCGTTATCAAATATACCAGTTATATTAGCAGCAGAACCACCTTGAACAGTATAGCTTGCAGTAGTTCCAAAATCATCTACTTCTAAGAATAATAATCGATCTGCTGCACTTTCAACTGCCATTACTCATCCTCTGGTGTTTCTAATGCTTTAACTGCTCTGTTAATAATACTTTTTTTTGTTTTTTTAGCTTTAGCTTCTTCTGCGAAACCTCTAGCAATTAACTTGTTTGCAATTCTATCATCAATGTCATGTTCTTCACCTGCAAACATATTTCCATTTGTTCCGATATAACATTTTTCTAAAATTTTAATTTTCATAAATACCTCGTAATAGTTAATGGAGGTGATCCGAAAACCACCTCCAATTTATTATGCTAATTAAGCAGTTGAGATTTCATCTGTTTTA